CCGCACTGAAGGCAAAACTTCGGCGGATTCTCAATCTCGTGATTCACCGCCGCACCCCATCGGGCACCAGGATCGTGCCGCCGTGGTGCATCTTGGCCATCATCTCCGCGGCGAGCTCGGTCTGCATCCACATGCCCAGGACCATGATCTCGCGCGGGTCGCAGCTGGCCGCGTACCGGTGCCCGTGGTGATTCGGCCGCCAGTAACACATGACGAAGTGATCGTCGCGGCCGGTGTGCTTTTTCACGAGGTCGCGCAGCGCGTTGGTGAACGCGACGTCGCGCTGCTCCTGGTCGTACTGGTCGACCGGGTTTACCTCGACGGTGTCGATGCGGTTCATGCAGCACGCTCCTTGGTTGGGGTCACTTCGATCGCCTGCGCATCGCGCGCCTGCTCGCGCAGCCGGGCTCGAGCGCGGGCAAGTCGATCGCCGATCCCGGTGCCGCTCGCCGCGCTATTCGGGTCGAGCATGCCGTGGACCTCGGCCAGCGTCCGCAGCGCCGGCAGCGGATTGACCAGCCGGTACTTTCGTACTGCGGTAGGCGGCGCACCGTCGGCGTCGAACTTCAGTTCGGTGTCCAGGCCCACGATCGCGAACGCGATGTCCGGGGCCAGATCCTGCGGCAGGACGTGGTCGCCGTCCTCGGTGAACAGCGCGCGAGGATCACGGCGCGCCAGCCGCGCCAGGCGCGCGACGATCTCCTGCGGCGTCATCTGATCGCGCGCGAAGCCTTCCTCGAGAAGCGCGCGGATGCGCTGCTGCACCGCCGGCTGGGCCGTCAGGTCGCCCACGAGCCCGGTGCGCTTGGCCGAGTAGCCAGCCTCGATCGCCGCGCGCCGGCCGGCTGCATCGACGCCCATGCCCATGTACTGGACGTACAGGCGGCAGAACTTCTCGCGCCGCGCCTCGTCGTGGAGATTGACGCGCGTCGGCGAGGTCCGCTTGCCAGCCACGGTTTTCCTGCCGGCCATGGTCAGGGTTGCCCGGTCGCGAGGATCGCCGCCGGGCGCGGCGTGTCTGCGGAGGCGCAGCCGGCGATTGATGGTGTGCCGGGGTCGTCCCTGCGTCCACGCGCGCACTCCGGGGCTCCCGCCGCGATGATACGCATCAGTGCGGCCTCGGCACGGTTCCGGTCGTGTCTTCGCGCCAGGCCGACTCCGCTTCGGCTTGCGCCGGCGAGCGGCCACGCTCGGCCATCGCTCGCGCCGCCTGCACCCGCGTGGCAAGCCACAGGTTGATATGCCAGTCGAGCCACGCGATGACCCGCGTGTCATTCAAGTGCCAGACCATCTCGGGCATCGGCGCGCCGTAGGTCCCGTCTTCGGTGAAGTAGCCGTGCCTGACCTGTTCGACCAGGAGCAAGTGGATCTCGGACACGGTGTCGCGCACGTCCTGCTGCGACATCGGGTGGACCGGCGCATCGAACTTGCACTGGATCGCGCGGTCGTTCGGGAACTTGAACACCGCGCTCCAGAATCCCAGGTCGATGCGCGGCGGGTCGACGTCGTCGTGCAGGTACGTCGGCACGATCTTCAGTTCGCGCAGGCCGCGCGCCGCCAGTTGGTCCAGGATGGGAAGGTCTTCGAACTTCATTCGCTCTTTACCCTCAAGACGCGCCATTCAATGTCCGGGCGCAAATCCTCGCACCGCACGGCGCCGTTGGTGAGTCGCTCGATGACTGGACACCGTGCGGCCGGAACCTTCAAGGCCGCCCAGTCGTAGATCGTCTGGCGCGAAACGCCCAGCAACACCGCCAGCGCGGTTCTGCCACCGACGGCATCGGCGGCGCGGAAAATAGGGGTTGGCGCGTCCATGGAAAGAAATGTAAGCTTTTGCCTGTCGTAAGTCAATGGCTGACAAAATGATCAAGCGATGCAAGATCTGCGGGTCCGAGTTCCGCGCAAAGGGGCGCCAGATCTACTGCTCCGGGCGGTGCTCGCCTCACGAGCGCGGACTGTTCCACGCAAAGCCGACCGTCACGGATCGCACGGCAATGCAGGTCAGACTACTGGGCTTGACAACTGGTCAGAACAAGCCTACTATCCCTCCATCGATCACCAACCCGGAGGCAACATGACCCTCACCGAAGCCCTCAAGGAAGTCGACCGGCAGGCCGCCGCAGCGCGCCGCAGCAGGCCGGTCGTCGCTTCCCCGCTGGTCCAAGTCCCGTACCAGCCGATGATCGCCGCGCGCGACCCGCGCTGGGCCCGGGTCCTGGAATCGATCGCACTGGCCGACGAGCAGGAAGCGGCCGACAACTCACCCACCACGGAGGCACCATGACCACCCCGCAACGCCCGAAGACCTACCGCGCCGCCGACGGCACGATCCTGATCGACCGCCGCAGCGTGGCGCGCCGGCCAGAGAGCGATGACCGCTACGGCGTCCAGCAGCGCGACAGCGTCGCATCCCTCGTCGTCGCTGTCGCCCTCACTTGCGGCCTGCTCGGCTGGGTGTGGTTCCTCGTCTACGCGAACAAGGACGCGCATAGCGTCCCGCTGAACGAGGCCACCTACGCTGCCCCGCACAATCGCGCGCACTGACCCATGAGTTACGAAACGTTCATCGCATCGAAAATGCTGCGCGACTCGGCGACTGGTCTTGGTTTTGCCGCGTCAATCAATCCGCAACTGTTCCTGTTTCAGGCCGATATCGTGCGCTGGGCTCTGCGCCGAGGTCGCGCGGCGATCTTTGCTGATTGCGGCATGGGCAAGACGCCGATGCAACTGGAATGGGCGCGCCACGTTCCTGGTCGTGTGCTTATCTTGGCGCCGCTCGCCGTTGCTGCGCAGACCGTGCGCGAGGCCGCGAAATTCGGCATCGAGGATATCGGCTACGCGCGATCGCAGGATGCGGCGACGCACCGTGTCACGGTGACGAACTACGAGATGCTCGACCGATTCGACGCCAGCGAGTTCCGCGGCGTAGTGCTCGACGAATCGTCGATCCTGAAAGCCTACGACGGGA